CCACCGTGCCCGTGGCATTGATGTTGAAGTTGGCAGGAGTGCCCGAGTTGGTCACCACCGAAGGATTGGCGTTGGTTGCAGCCGTGAGCGTCGGAGCCACGCGGGTCGAGTTGCTGTAGCCCGTGAACTCAGTCCAGCCCTTGGAGGCAATCGTATCGGTGGCGCTCGTGGTCACGCCGGGGCCAGTGATCAGGCCCAAGAACCACGTCGTGATCTGTGCGGTGGAGGTCAGCGCAGTACCGGCCATGTACTGAAGGCCGACGTTGACCACGAGGTTGTCTTCCTCAACAACCCACTTGATGTTGCCGTCCTTGTCGCGGCACTCCAGCTTGTAGCGGCCCACAGCAAGGGCTTGCTCTTGGCTCTGAGTTCCGGCAATCAGTCCGCTTGAAACAAAATCTGCGGCCTTGGCCTTTTCGATGCTCATTTGATGCTCCTATGCAATGCGGATTAGCGCGCTGTCGGGGGTATTGGGGCCAAGCTGAACCTGGAAATTCTGACTCAACGTGGTCTGGTCAATGCCGAAATTTAAGACCCCAATCGACTTGTTTGACTTTGAAAAGTTGTAAATCAAGGCACCACGGGGAGCAAACGTCGTAGCTATCCAAGTCGGATTATCAAACGAAGCGTATGCTACGCCACTGCTCTGATTGACTGTCACATTCACCAAAATCTCGCCTCCAGCAGTGTACCCGGCGCTCGATACTTCCCCTACCGAGGTGTAGACCGTGGTGGCGGGACCTAGTACAGCCGAAGAGGTGTACAGAGCCATCTTGAGGACGTCCGTCTCCAAGTCATGCTGGCCCAGCAAAAGCTGCTCTTTGAAACTGTTGGTCAAGCCTGCGGTAATCATGTCACTGCACTTTCAGTTTGACCTGACCATCGCGATAAGCATCGCCACGCTGCTTGGCATCGCCCAGATTCTTCAAGAGCCCCACTGCCTCCCCGTACTTCTGGTTGTACAAGGCCAGCATGTCTGGCTCGCCCTTCATGTAGGTGTACGCCTCAATTAACGAGCCGTACAGCAACGCAGAATCAAAGTTATCGCCAAGCCAAGTTTGGCCATTTGCGGCCACCGTGATTGACTCGGGGTAGTAGTAATAGTGAAGCTCAACCGTGTAGGCCGCATCAGGAGTCGGACCCACAATAAACGTCAGCTCATCCTCGTTGTCTGACCTGGGGCCAAAGATGGCGTAGTACTTTGGCAACGCCGTGTACGTGGGGGTCGGATAAACTTGCCGAATAAAGTTCACGTCCTTGTTCTGCAGGTATGTGTAGGCTCCAGTACCGTCAACAACTGCCAAAGAATAGGTTGACAGAAAATCGCTGGGGCACTGCAAGTATTTGTTGTTGGCAGTCAGATTCCCCGTGACGTTCTTTCGCAGATTGGCGAGCTGAACCGTGTTGTAGATCCGCTGCTCAGCCTGACGAACGAAAACCGGAATCTCCGTCGCAAACGAGGGGTCCTGGTTTTCGGTGTACGCAATGATTGCCGCAGTGAGTTGAGCGTAGTTCATGTGATGCTCGTCTGAACCGATCCAAGGATCGCATCTGCCCACAAGGGCTTTGCATACGGCATCGGCATCATGCCGATGCTAGCAAATGAAGTGTCTACGGTGAACCCCACGAACACCGTCACGCCCATTGTCGCTTCAGGACGGGGCTGATACAAGGCCTGCGGCTCGGTAATCGTGCGCTTGGGCTCCAACTGCGGATGCTTGGGCTCATAGCACTCATCGCAGACCTTGAAGCCCTTCCAGTCCTTGATCAACGAATTGAGCTTGAACCGTTGGCCACACTGGTCGCACAGCGCAATCGCGAACTTGCCTGATGCAAACCCAGCGCCCATGACTACCTCGTCGTGTAGGTCGGGACAGCGAAGTAGCTGGACCGCTCACGGTCTTCCGTAGCCGCCCGGAAGAACTCTTCTTCGTAGAACGATTTGAGGACCTGAATGCGGTCCGGAGCCTTCTTGATAGCCAGATAGTAGGCAAGGCCCGCGATCAAGCACGGCAAGAACCGGAAGGAGATGTCGGCCGTGTTCGTGTACGCCCCAGTGTCCTGGATGCGACGAATCACGTAGTACCGAAACTCGTAGGTAGTCGTAGCATCCGGCGCCGGGTACAGGAACAACTTAGCCGGAGCCGTGCGCTGCACAAAGTACTGCGCAGGGCGCGACCGCGTGTTCTTGTTGGGAACGTGCAGGTACTCGGCGTAGCCAATCCGGTCGATGGTGATGTCCTGCTGATTCGAGGTCCCTGCATTGGTGCGGATGACCGCGGACAGGGCGTCCACCGTGTCGTCCGGCAGCGTGTACTCGTACTGGCCAACAACCAGCGGAATCTGCCGCTGCTCAATGGTCCACAGGTTCAAGCCGCGGTTGGCCCACTCCGCAAACATGAGGTTGATCGAGCGCAGGGCGGTCTTCATGTCGTAACCGTCCCGATTCTCATAGCCGCAGCGTTCGTACGCTTCGGTGATGATGTCATCGAACTCCAAATTGAAGTTCGACGTGCCCGATGTAGCCATGATTTAGTAGATGGTTGCCTTGCGAGCGCGAGCGGCGCCCACGCCGCGGACTTGCACCACGTCACCGGTAGAAGCCTTCTTGACCGGCTCGCTCATGGTCTTTCCCTGGGGGCCAGCCATGTCAGGGCCAGAGGCAGCGATCTTGCCGCCCTTGGGCACGCCCTTCATGGCCATGCCGCCGTCCTTGAAACCCTTGACGGCGATGCCCTGGCCACGCTTGGCCAAGCCGCCCTTCTTGTAGTTGCCGTTCATCATTTCTTGCCGCCTTTCTTGGCTGGTTTGGACATACCGGCCTCGCTTAAGGCGATGGCCACTGCTTGTTTGCGATTGGTCACCTTCTGGCCAGACGAGGACTTCAGTGCCCCGGTCTTGAACTCATGCATGACCTTTTCCACTTTCGCGGGTTTCTTAGCCGAGGGCACTGCGCTGCTCCTTTATAAAGGCATCCAACTTTTCGTCAAGCCTGTCCAGCCGAACAAGCACCCGATTGATGTCGCTGTGGACATCTGCCCGAGTGACAAACTTCTCCGCGTTCTCTTCCCGCGTCTTGCTCAGCAAAATAGACACGCGCTTGAGCTCGTCGTGCATCGACTTGACCCAAAGCAGTGCTGCCGCGGACGCAAACGACAGCACGATGTTCCATATCAGCACTTCCATTTCCGAAGACTCTTGTTGATACGACTATCAGGATCGTTTGCCGTTTTTTCGCTAGTCAGCTTGGCCTTCATGCCGGACATCCTGGCGCAGAATGACTTTTTGCGTGGCCCACCCTCCGGCTGCGGAGCCTTCAGCCCCGGTTTGCCAGGATTGGCGCGGTTGTAGGAGGCGCGCCCTTTGGCGTTCAAGCCGCCGCTGGGGCTCTTGCCCTCCTTGCGCTGCCAAGCAGGTGATTTGGCCATGCGTCAGTACATCTTGCACTGTTTGTTACGGGCCTCGCCAACGCCGCGAGGGGCCACAGAGGCGCTAGGCTTCTGATAGTCCTTGCGGGGCGTCTGCTTCGGGCCGCCCTTGCTCATGTCCTGCTTCTGAGCACCGGGCTGAACCTCGCCCTGGTACTGGTCAATCGCCATTTTTGCTGCGCGTCCCATACTGGGCTCCTTAACCGTAGAAGAACGTCACCGAGGTGACGTTGGTGAGGGTCACATACGGATCCGCTTCAAACCGAACACCATCATTTGGGACGATGATGTAAAGGTAGCCGCTGCCCGTGGTGTTGGCCGGGGTGTCGAGCTTGATCAGCTCGGTGGCGGCCGCTCCGCCATCCCTAAATGACAAGGACCCGGCAAGGTTGCCAAGGACAGCGTAGATCCCTTTGACGCGAGCACGTGGTGTACCGATGCCTGAGGCACCGGTGGCCACCATGTTTTTCGCTTTTACGTCATATTGAAAGCCCATTTCAGGCCTCCTTTATCAGGTCAGCAAGCCGAGATTACGCAGGGCTTTGACAACCTTGGCGAGGGTGTAGCCGTCAAACGTGGAGTCTTCGGTGACCGCAGTGCCAGTGCCTGCAACCACCGTGGCAGACGCCACAGCCGTCGTCGGGCGAGCGATCTTGGTGGCGCCGTAGAAACCGATGGTGTCGGTGCCAGCGTTGCCGATGCCCGTATTGCCCGTGATTTCGACGTTGTTGAACGTCGAGGTGCCCGTGGTAGCGGTCACGTTGCCCGTGACGCCGCCGGTGATGCTGCCCTCAAAACCATTGTTGGATTTGACTGGGCCGGTGAAGGTAGTCCGTGCCATTGATGGCTCCTCAAATTGCGCTTGCTGTCTGTGAGGTCAGTCCGCCAAGCCGGTCAGCAAGCAGGTTGGAAATCTTGGGACTGGGGTGAATATAGGCCAAAAAGAAAGGGGGCACAAGGCCCCCTTTCCTGGTTTCCGACGCTGATTAGGCGCCAGGAGAGCCGTAGGCGCCGCGGGGGTCGCTCCAGCCAAAGCTGTAACGCTCGCGAGCCTTGTAACGGACGTTGCCGGTGTCAAAGTCGCCTTCAAAGGCGGTCTTGATCGGCGAACGCTCGAACATCTTGAGGCCGTTGGGGGCATCAGTGATGAGGAACCAAGCGTTGACGTCGGTCAGGTAGTGGTTGACAGAGTAACCCTCCGGGATCAGGCCCATGGACTTGATCGCGTTGATGTCATTGTCAGCCGTGGCCGTACGCAGCGTGCTCTTCATCAGGCGCTCAGCGGTGAACTGGAGCTCCTTCGGAACGATCAACTTGCGTGCGGTCAGCGCCACCTTCAGGCCACGTTCGTCGATGAACGCGGCGATGTCGATGATGCCCTGCTCCAGAGACGTCTCGTTCAGGTCCGCGCCGACCGTGGGACGGTTGGCGAAGTTGGCCGA